ACGGACGACAGCCAGAGGAATGGCTGATTCGATAGCTCGCAGGTCAGGGTGTTCTTTGCATATTGTGCAGATGTCAAAATCTGACCAACGCAAAGGATATCGTGGATCAAGGCAGTGGTATTGGGCGAAGGATACGAAAGTAGATAATAGGAATGACGTGATTCGAGCAGATGACATTGCGTTCATTTGTGATGTTGACTATTACATCAATATGCATGAATTTTTGACTGAACAGGTCAGACCTATCTTACTTTACACGGTTGTACCGGAGACAGCTGCATCCAATGGAGAGGACGATACCTCTTTCTGTTTTACAGAAAAGGGGCATCTTAGAACCTCTGTTGCTGGTGGAGGCCAATATGAACACCTGTTGTGGAATTATGGCCATGATTCTGTCAAATCTGTTAGTAAATTTTTAGGGTTTACTACCAGGGTTACAACTTATGCAATTGAACGGACTCAGATCAGCCGACACCGGCAACTGATAATGTTGACTCCCCTGAAAACATTTTCTGGATTGTCTGCTGCAATTGCAAACTGGTTACTTTTCGACGCTAAGGAGTTGGAACGCTTTAATCCGGTTGTTACCGGGAAGGATGGTTCCAAGTTTATCCGATTTAACGTCGTTAAAGGAGATAGTGTTACCGTTACAACGGCTAGACCTAACACATATATGTGTGCTACGGTCGCCGCCAAAGACGACGCCGCTATCGCTGAAGTTGCCAGATTGGGTTCAACGACCTTGATGTTACCTACAACTGCCAGTTGGTTAGGGAAAGACGAAAGACATGCTGCTGCTGTCCTCACTGCCTATTACAGGCAATGTGGATCTGATAATGATGTTTATGTTTTCCCTGTTAACAAGGCTGTTCGTGATTATCAATTTGAACCCAAAGTGTATGACCAAGAGGCGAAGCCTAAACTTCAAGCCTTTATGAGTCCCTTAGTCCATGAAGCATTTGTACCTGTGCCGAATGCTGCCGGGGAAAGACGTTGTGTTGCGGGTCGAATAGACTCATTGAGAAAAGAAGAACCAAAACCACACGCCTTTCGTGACCGGTGCATCGGCGAGTTTGCGGAGCTCGTCGTTGCTGGTGCCACCCTTATTCCGTTCTGTTACGAAACAATAGAACGAAAACAAGACAGTGCTGCCCAGAAGTTGTCATTACGGAAAGCCGTTGTCCACGGCCCTTTCGTGAAGAAAATACTCAAGTGCTTCATTAAAGCCGAC